CTTAAATGTGGTTAATTTAAACAGAATTAATGTTTTAATTAACAAAAACGAGTTTAAAGTTCATTAAAAAGGCAATTAAAATATTTTAATTGCGCATTTAATAAAAAATTGCATAGTTTTGTTTAGTTATTTGCTTAATTTCGGTTAATTTTAACCTTTATTAAGGGTTTTCTTAATTAACGCTCGCTATCGCTCGCTTAACACTTGAGGGCAACCTGTCGATTGACTGTATCAATCTCCCACAGGGCATCATAGTTAACAACAAGCGTGATGGTGTGTGCCTGAGCAGTAGCAGTTCCAATATTCACACGATATGAGATTGCGCTATTCTGAGTTGAAACTCCAGTAAGAAGAGAATCAGAGTTTAACTTCTCAACACTTGTTCCGATGTAGTACTTAGCAGGAGCAGAGGGAGTTGTAGTATTTTGAGTACCGTTAGATACATAATTATACTCAACGCCGTTGATAGAGAAAGCGTTGTTTTTATCGTATACCGATCCCATAGCGCTCTTAAGTTCCATTAATCCACCGGCACGATTCACTGTGGTTGAAATTGGTTTCTGAGGATAGATAACACCACCAATGGTAAAAGAATAATCACCGTTTCCGGAAGTAATATCGTAAGAATCGAATGCCTTATTAGCGGACGCTGCACCGTTTCCACCATTTAAAGCAAAAAGACTTTTCACGGATGCATATCTCTGATTAAAGACCAACTCGTTATAACCAACGGAAGCAGAAGTTAGAGTCTGGGCAGCACTCGAGAAAGACTGAGACTTGATGTAAATCTTATCGCCCATTGAGCGAACCATCTCTTCAACTTGACCGCCCATATCAACGACCTTGTAACATAACTCAATATTAGAAAGAGTAAAAGCACTTATAGTTTGACTCTGTGACTGGAAAAACATACTTGTAAGCGATTCAACAGTTAAAATAATTCTTACCTGGGGCATAGCAAAAAGAGGGAGTAATTTATCAGAGTTCGAAAGGACAGACATAAGAGGAGCACCAACAGAATATGCAGGATTCGCACCAGATGCCCACAGCAACTCTCTACCATCCAACTGCTCTAAAGAAGGAACTGTTCCAGTTCCTGTACCGGATACAAGGGTTAAGTAACCGAACGCCGCCTGCTGCCCATATTTCTGGGCAACATCAAGAGTAGTATTTGAGAGCATATGCATCAAGACGTTGTAATTCTGAATAGTATCAACGGTTTGAGATCCGATCTGAACATCGAGTCTATTGAAAGGAGTGTAAACAGGGCATCCGATCATGAAACTTGAAGCACCCGCAGTAATGGAAGTTCCAGCGGTAGTTGCTTGCGCAGTGTATCTAATGTAAAGAGAATCGGGAACAAGGAAACCACGATTCAAAAGATCAAACTGAATTTGCTGTCCGGGAGTAGCGGTTTGCAAATTGATGGGAGAAGCGACCACAGGGATCTGCACAGTATTATCGGGAAGCGAAGGAAGCGATTCAGTGTAATTGACTGATTGGGGAAGAACGACAGACATTTTATTATATAATACAATTATAAAATAAAATCTGAGAAAAACATGAAATTTACAAATAGGTATGTTGATTATACAAAAGTAAATCTAAGGATGAATCCCCTAAATCTTCCGGAGGGGGTTGTTGAGAAGTATCCGTCGCTTGGTCTTGAATATTTTCTTGAGTTTGTGTAATATCTCCTAAACTTTCTGATTGCGTAGTTTGTGGAACTGATTGCATTGCTAATTGATTATCTAAAAGTCGCGTAAGTTGCGCGATTGGTTTCACGATATCACTAAATACTGTATTGCTTTTCTCTTTTCGTTTTCGAGTAATTGAGAGAAGGAGTGTAATATTCCATCCGATTCCATTAAAATTGACTAAATTGCCGTCGTCGCCGAATATTTTTAAATCGAATCCATCGAGTGTTGGATTCATTATCAACGACTCCGTATTACTGATGTTATCATATAATATAAGACCAAAAGACCCCGCCTCGATTGGAATTACTGCTAAAACATTAAGATTACTTCCTACACTTGAATCATAGTTTCCGGTCTGCAATTCATAACTCACAAGTTTCAATTTTAAAAGTCCCAATAAGTTAAGGGGGAACGGAGGCGTTAAAATTCCTCCTACGCTCGTATAGGTAGTTCCTGTAACAAATCCAAGCACTTTATTGAGAGTCCCGGTCGAATTAATTGTAAAATTGAGACCTCCTGCTCGTGTAAATGTTATAACTCCAGTAATTGATGAGATTGCGAGTGTTATATCTGTTATGCTTTGTGCTGTAAGTTTTGCAATTATTTCATTTATGAGTGTCGTGGAATTATAATTTCCACGCGTAAGTGTTAGCGTATATGCAGTCGAGTTGTATGTAAGATCCAAAATGTTGTTATAAATATTTACATTGTAAAATGAAATTGGTATCTGTGCATTTTGAACTGAGATTGCTACGTGTTCGACATCTTTGTCGTCTTTGAGTAATCCAATAAAATTAAAATTAACATCGCTCAAAAATGTACCGTTGTTAAGGATTGCATTGTCGCTACTTAGATTTATAAGTCGTTGGTCTATGTATGTTGAAGTCATCTTTAACATATATTTATATTTTTTATTTGGGAGGCAATTCAAAAACGCTGAGTGCTTCTTGCAATTTATTTGTATCTATTTTTTGAGGCAATGCTTTTATGAGTTCAGTGGAATCGCTTTTATTATTTTTTACATGTTCCTCTTTATAATATGAGATTCCTTTTAAAAACTCAGTGCGAGTCATTCGACGATCTTTTTCACTAAATCTGCTGTTATTGCAAAACATTTATATATTTTGATTATAAAAATATTTTAGTATTTCCTAAATTATCTCCACCAACAAAAACATCTATATATCCCATCAAATATAAATTGTGCAGTACGTATGATACAAATTCGCATATAGATTATACAAAGATAAAAGATGGTTTCGGTTTAATTTGTGGAGGAGGTGGTGCATTTACTATTGGTGCTTTTATATTTACCGATGGTGCTCGTGGCGTTTGTGGTGTTACACGTTTTATTTTCTGTTTTATTTCTTCGATTGGTGTTTCATCATCGCTGATTTCATCCAAAGCAATCTCTTGTTTCAACTGTTTCTTTTTTATCGAGATCGCCTTATTAACTACCTTCTCCTCTAATTGTCGCTTACGCTCCGCTTCTTCTGCTTCACGCTGTGCTTTCTTCTCTGCATTTCTCTGAGCAAGAGTTTCTCTACCTTTTCGCATTCCTTCTAATTGTGCCTCGGTTGGTGTCTTCTTTGGTTTCTTTGGAAGTTCACATGTTTGTGGAATCTCTTTACATGCTTGTAAGGGTTCGTCTTCCTCTTTCATTGCAATCGGTTCTTTCATTGCTGGAGGCGCGGTTGATAAAATTTCGAGTTGTCTCAGCATTTTTGCTTTGGTCTTCTTCTCCATGTTATTATATACTCCAATGAGAAAATAATTTGAATTCCTAAATGCGCCTAATAAAGAACGTCTTTAATTAAGGTAATTAACGAAGTTTTTGGTTTGTTCCACCACTACATCGATAAACGGCAACTTAAATAAGATTATAAATTAGCATTTTTTAGTATGATATCCATATATTATACTAAATGTTTTTTATGTTTTTCACATTTTCACAATTTTCACATTTTTAAAAAGTATTCTTAGAAGGGGGGTTTTATAAGGGGGTTTTGAAAACTGTGAAAATCGTGAAAATGTGAAAAAGAATCTTTTGAACTTTATATCTTTTGTTTTATTCCGGACCACGCTCTTTTCTCTCGATCAAATGTGCATGTCCATCTATTCTTTTTTACTTGGTCTGCGAAACCAATCTTTGCAAATTCTGTTGCCTTTAAAATGTTTTTGAGTTTGTATTCAGTAATAATACATTCATCGTCAAAACCAAATTCAAAATGTTCAAGAAACCACTCTTTGAATCCATCATTCGATGCAACAACTGTTTTTGCTTCTTCTTTCCAATCAGAAGGATACGCAGACAACTTGAAATTTTCATCAATGTATTTTTTAGCAGACCTAAAAAGCAAATGAAGTAAACCAAACTTGTGCTCGTTGCGGAGTCTCTTTCCGAAATCGTTGTCTTTAATAAATCTGCAGTTTGCAACATCGTCTTGTTCTAATCCTTCAATAAACTCGCTGTCCATTTGCCCCAAGCGCATACGACGCTTTATTCCTTCATCACTATCAAATCTGATTGTATTATTTGAAACAATAAACGCCTTGAAATTGATGGGCATATATTCACTCTCTTTGTAAAGTGGTTTATACTTGATCTTAGTTCCATCGCTAACATCCTTTAAAAACTCTCTGTCCAATTTCTTTGTTCCAATTTCATTTGCCCATCCAATACGCTTCCCACTCCATGTTGCAATTTCCTTATGACGGTTTGAATTGTTTTCATTGAATACATCACTCTCCATCTTCATTGAGTAAATTGGGAGAATATCATCGAGCGCCTCGAATATTACCGATTTTCCATTACCTGCCTTTTGTCCTCTCAAATAATAAAACTCTTGTTGTCTCATTGCATCTCCAGTAAGAGCAAATCCAAGAATCGATAAATAATAATTCAAGTGCGTTTCGTTGTAATTACAAATCTTTTTTAATTCATTTCTAACTGTTGCAATATCGTCTTCATTTGGTGGTTGATAATCATACGGCAATGTCTTGGTAATAAAATCAGTCGAAAATAATCCATGTCTAAACTCACCGGTTCGCAAATCAAACATTCCATTTTTAAAAGCAATTTCATATATGTTTGTATCGAGGTGTTCATTAAAGTTATTTACCCATAAATAATCTGTGAGTAGTTTCGCGTATTGATTCATCGAATTTACAACACGACTGCGAGCATCGCATACTAATCGGATTTTCTTTCTCATGTTTGAAACCGCGACCTCGTCTTCTTTATCAATCTTATTGAGTTTATCTGTGAGTATCTTGGAATATTTATCCAATTCATCCTCGATTGCAGTCACAATCATTGCAGATGGTTCTTTCAATTTAATCCACAAATTGTTTTTGCACGCGTACCAAGTATTGTTGTCGTAAATCAAATATGTTTTTAAAGATTTCGAAATAAACTTTGCGATTTCATTTACTCCCTTCTCAATGATTTCCATCGTAATGTATTCGTTGTAAGTATCCAACCATTCAAAGTAACCATTGTAATTGATTTTCTTCGCGATGTTATTCATTGCACCAATACTAATTGGTCTCGATTCATTTATCGAATTCCATGTCTTCTCGGTTTTAGGATTCTTTTTATCAACAATTGCAGTGTATTTTTCAAATACTTCGAATGAATAGTTATTGCTTTTTAATATGCAACCAATTTTGAACCATAAATCGTAGTCGATATAATCTCCATTTCCAATAACATTGAAAAGCAACTCCAAATATTTATCTTTTGAATCGATTTTCTTCGAAGGATCAATTGTAATTGATGTAGGAGAACTTGGAGTATTGTTTACATATTTTACATCGATTGCATCATCATCAAACAATCCTGTGATAATGGTTTGTTCGATTGTTCCCTCCTTCATTATAAGAGGTCTTTTTTCATTTGGTTTTGATGTATTTACGCATCTCATCTTTTTATTTGAATTATATACACTAATATCGAATAGATCAGCGTGTGGTTTTAATTTTACTTCTTTTTCACTTCTTGGATCGGTCCATTCATAAATGTTCTCATCACCATCACTTTTCATTTTTATATATTCGTTGAGTTTCAAAGCAAATGCTTTGATGTTTGCCTTAGTATCAAACATATTGCTCACCCAATAACGAACAGAGTACTTTTCTTTTCCTTCATCATTTACTCCATGTGATGTAGCAACTGCAATATTAGGATTGACTCCAGTGTATGCTAATAAAGCATTTGTAATATATGCTTTACCCTTGTCTTCAATTATTGTTGCGAGGTCGTTCGAAAATTCGATTCCAGTGCTTTGCGCATAGAGGTCGAGGTCAAAATAATATTTCATTTTTTTATCATTTATTGTAACCTCATACAATTGCTCTTTCTTTTTAATATTTTTAACAAAGGTCTCTGCGTCTGTGGAAGGAAAATCATTTCCAATAAATTCGTAAGTCTTGGGAGTGAAGTGGATCATCTTGTTATATTATACTAAAAGATAATAAATTTTCTTTATGTTGATTTTCTAAATGTTTATAATTTACTCAAACATTTTCCTAAAGAATCGGATTTTGGAATTTAAAAAAAAAGAGAAAAGTCTCTTTGTTTTTAACATGTCTAAATGTTTTTTCACATTTTCACAATTTTCACGTTTTTAAAAAGTATTCTTAGAAGGGGGGTTTTATAAAGGGGTTTTAGAAATTGTGAAAATCGTGAAAATGTGAAAAACTCCTAAATCTTTTGAACCCCCTAAAAATTGAAAACCTCCATATTCAAAAACCTCTTTGCTTCTTTTAGATAGTCACGCTTGCGCTTTGAGGACTTCTTTGAATATTCGTTTTGCATATCTAACCATAAATCGTAATTATCCTCTCTCCATTGTGTAGTAAGCATTTTACAATATTCTTTGTTTTTTAAATAGTATGCACGTGATGCACGCTTTTGAGATTCGGTTGTGGGCATATAATATATATATTACTAAAAGAAAAATATTTATATTATATTTATTCATATTGATTAAATTTCAAACAGAAAAAATCGAACTCAGCGTCCAACAATTTCCCCTTTAACTTTTCGAGTCGCCTCAGTGCTTTCTCGCACTTCTTATGTGAGTAACAAAAGTCAACCTCTTGAAGTCCACCTTCGTATATAGTTATTACTTGTGAGTGTCTATATTCAGCATTGCAGATCAAGCATCGATTGCATCCAAAAGTCCATGAATCAAAAATTCGAAGTTTGTTTTCGTCGTCCATTATAAAATGTGTTTAGATATTTATTTCCTAAAGTTATTTAAAAAAGTAATTAATCGGTTTCTTTGGATTTGCTCGATGCTCGCTTAATGCAATCGCAATGCGTTGCTTTCGCGCTCGTTCTAATGGTAAGGGATTCTTTGAGAAGCAACGATTCTTGTCGCACGTCTTATAACCTCCTGAAACTTTTCTAAGAAAGAAAGGCATCGTATATATTCGAGACATATTTTATTTGATAATGATAAAATATGCTTCTTTTAATTAAGCAAACATAACAGACTGAGAATGAATACCGGTCAATGAATGCTTACCACCTGGACCGCGATGTCGTTTTGCAACGGCATCTTTCTGCGCTTTGGTGGGAGCAACGCCCTTAGGAAGAACAAACTCACCGGCATGAACAAGAGCAATTCCAGTTTTGGGAACTTTGCCTCCATTCTTGTATCCGGCGATTTTATTTAACTTTGGTGTAAGGAACTCTTTACCGAGTTTGCTTCCGATAGCAGATCCAGCAACTCCAGAAACAGGACCTGCTAAACTACCAACTGCACCACCAATTGCTCCAGTAAGAGCAGGTACTCCATAGTTTATAATATCACTACCAAACCCGCCTTTCTTGGTTGAGGTGAGATATTTGCCCGCTTTTTTCTCAAACTTGTCGATCTTTCGAGTTGCTTTTTTACCAAGCAAGTCTTGCTCAAAATTATGAAAACCTCTTGCGATACTACTCATTTATAGTGTATATAAAGATTTTATTTTGACTCCAAATATCTTTGTCTTCTTCGCTCGTTTTTTTCTTCTAAAGTTAACCGTTTTTTATTTACACACTCATTGTTTTCAATAAACCATTGTTCTCGTGCAAGCATGTCTGCAATAGTTCCTTCTACTTCCTCAACACACGTGATCTCGACCTTTGATTGTGTATCTTCTGCATTCTTAAAAACAAGCGATGATCTATACTTTCCTTGTCTATTTTTATAAGCATATTTATGCTCTGCTTTGCGTTGAAAAAGAGGTTGAGTTGTACTTCCATAATAAGTGAGTCCACCATTCGATAGTGAATATATTTTCATATTATAATTTACTAAAAGAAAAGAAAATCTGCTAAATGAACGAAATATGGAAGTTTTTCACATTTTCACGATTTTCACGTTTTTAAAAAGTATTCTTAGAAGGGGGTTTTTATAAAGGGGTTTTGGAAATTGTGAAAATTGTGAAAATGTGAAAAAGTCCTAAATGTTTTGAGTAAAATATACGCCCCTTAAACTCCAAACTTTTTTTTAAAAAAAGAGATGTTTGAATTAATATTCTTATGTTGTCCCCACAAAATCCACCTCGAAAGAGATCCAGCAGTTCGTGGATTGTCCCAATCTTCATTGTTTTTACTATGCCGTGCTAAATACGCATCTCTTTTTTTCATATCTCCATGATCAATATAAGTGTTGCCGTTTTTTAGTCCAAAGTGAATTTTCACACCATCTCCAAATACAGCAACAAAGCGTTTGTCTTTTCGATTACTATTTAGTATTTCCATATACAAATACTAAATATATTTATTTGCTAAGTTTAACATAAGTTTTTGCTTGTGCTTCGCTCGATCCCATTGCAGACAAGTCTTCTTCCATCTTCTTCTGCTCTTTCATAACATTTTCATATTTATCGGTCAAATAAGCATGTCTTAAAGCATTGATTGAAATGCGTCCATTAAAAATCTTATTGAGTCGTTGGTTAAGAGACACGGAGTTCAATTTTGCACCATTAACATTGAAAAGCAAATACTCGATGTGGTTTGGAATCACACTTATGTATTTATTCAAAATGTTCTTTAACTGCACAGGCATATCAATGGTTTGAGTTCCATAAAACTTAGCAGTCTTAAACTTTCGAAAAATCAACTTGCTTTTTTCGATGCAGTTGTCCTCGTTCGTTACACCACGGATTTTCATTTCTGTATAATCGAGTGCACGCCTGGGAACAATATAAAAACCACCGAGTAAGCACACCAAGATATAGTCTTGAAGTTTCTGTAAGTCATCATTGTTGATATACTTGCGCTTGTAAATAGCATCTGCTTGACGCTTTAATTCGTTGAGTACGGTATTGATTTCATCGTGTGAGATGCGAGCATTCTTCTGAGTCTCGGTTTCTTCTTGTTTATCGATTTCCTCTTTATATGTTTTAATGTCGCTGAGCATAGATTCCTTGTATTCTTTTACAGTAGGAGCAATGCATACAAGAGATGCAAGAATAGTTTTTCTAACATTGAAAGGTTTGGAGTTGATGTATTCGCTTATCTTTTCATGTTCGGTGCGAAATTTTGAAGCATCTGCTTCTTTATCGTTTGGAAAACAATTTTTGTAAATGGTTCTCAAACAAGAATTGTAAGTCTTTAAAGAGTTTGCAGAAAGATGAGGACGGTTTTCTTTGAGTGCTTCTGTAAAATCCATTTTATAAATTGTGCATAGATAATAATTTACGAAATTAAATAAAAATCGCCTAAATAAATTTAAAGATGCGAAATTTTACCTTTTTAGAAAGATTTCCTTATATTTTCGATCTGCGATATCGGTCATTGCCTTATGCATTTTTTCCTTATTTTTCTCAATGTTTTGATTGTATGCCTCACCACTTGCAGCAATAAATTTTTTATAATATTCACGCATAACAGCGGGAGATGTTTTTTTAGAAGCAGTCGGAATTGGCGGCAAATCCCAGTGATTAGTAACCGCTCTGCGTTCTTGAGTTACACCAAGTTCTGAGATAGTTGGAGGTGATTCTGGAATATCTTCGCTCTTACCAGAAACAACCATTTGCCCGGATTCGGTTGGTATTTGCTCTTGATTTTCTTCATATAAATCCTCATCCAAAGCATTGTTTACATCAATCTCTGCTCTGCTCTTTTTTTCATGTAAAACAAGATTATCCAATGCATTATCTCGTCTCTCTTCTGCAGTTAATTCAAAAATACTATTTTCACCAATTTGTGGAAGACGACTTCCGCGATTATCTAATTTATTAGCAATAATAATGCTGTTGGTTTCTGGATCGTCTGTAACATATCTATCAACTGCTGTAGAAATATCGTTTTGAGGTTCTAAAATAATAGGTTCTCCACGCCGTCCGGGACGATATATTCCATCAAAAATCTGATTTGCTTGTGAACCTGCAGTTTGAAAACCACTAAATCCACTCGCCGATTTCTCACGATTTTGTGATTCTTCGAGTAAGTGATTAAAAACACGCTTACCAAGTATATTGTAATCAATTGTAGAAATATTTAAAGGAGAGTCCTGTGTAGTTGTTCGATATTGTTGTCCAACATAAGACGGTCCTTGGGGCATAGCACTGAAAGCAGGAAGAGCACGGCGAACAATTGGAGGTTTAGGAGCATTTCCTCCGCGAGTTTTCTTTGATTGATCGATGACGATGTTTATTTTAACACCCTGCTTAGTCCCACTTTTAGTTGATTTGCTGACTTTGACTTTTGCTTTTTTAGGCGGCATTATATCTTGTTGTGAGATTTTAATTTGTCCTAAAATTAAAATCTAAAACTAATGTATAACATGTTTAAAAACTTTGAACCATTGAATTCTCCACATCAAGCACAAAATGATGAATCTTACACAGTAGTCCTCAATTCGAATTTATCGAGTGGAACTGTTTCGGAAGCAAAATTCTCTTTTGATTGGTCTATAATGCCTGATAGAAACTACTCTGTCCATTATTCATTTAACACAACAAATATGAATATTGCAACTGGAAAAGTATGTTTGATTTCGAGTGATCTTTTTACAGGATCTAATAGTTATATTGCATCTGCTGGAAATAGTAGAACTGTCGCACAAACAACTACAATTCTTGGCGTTGCCTACCCGTATATATATGGTGCGGCAAGTGCTCTTCATGCGGATGATTCAACTGCGCCTCCATTATATTTAAATGCTCGTCCTACTGCGAACCACTTCACGGTTTATATTCAAACTGCAGATGCTACACCGGTTGATTATCCTTCGCTTGGTGCTTGGGTTTTAGTATTAAGATTTGTCCCAGTCGATAAAGTTGCGCGTATTTTACTTTAGGGCGCTTAATTAAAGAGTAATATTTTATCTTCATAATATATAAATTATGAGTATAACAGTAAAGAAGAACGAAGCACCTGCTCTCTCAACATGTGAGATGGTATGTGACGGAGGACTACACTCTAAGTTGAACAATTTCGAATTGACCAAGTTCTTAAACTCACACGAAACAAATCTTATGATTGGTCGTCCAGCAAGTGGTAAGACCTCGCTCTTATATTCTTTTTTCAAGAGTCCAAAGATATTTCGAAAAGTATTTCACAATATTTATTTGTTTCAACCGAGTCATTCGCGCTCATCAATGAAAGACAACATATTCAGTAAGATCCCGCAGGAGCAATGCTATGAGGAGTTGAATTATGAAAACTTAAATGGAGTAATGGAAAGCATAAAAGCAGAAGACAAGAAATACAACAACTGCATTATTTTTGATGATATGACTGCATACCTGAAAAATGGAGACGTAAAGAAACTACTTAAAGAATTAATATTTAATCGTAGGCATTTGCGATGTACTGTGATATTTTTGGTTCAAACTTGGTATTCGATTGAGAAAGATATTCGCAAATTATTTAGCAACATTTTTTGTTTCAGAGTGAGCAAACAGGAATTATCAACGATAATGGATGAGGTTGTAGAATCGAAAGCAAAGTATATGAATGAAATCGCAAAAATAGTATTCAATGAACCCTATAAGTATTTATTTATAAATGTTAATTCGCAACGGTTATTTGATGGATTCGATGAATTAATATTCGACGAGGAATAAAATATTCTTATATGATATAATATGTTTTTAAGATCGTCCGGAAGTAAAGCGTCGAAGATGTTTCGTAAAGGAATATCTACATCGGCAAATGTTAGCAAAGGATTGGGTGGCGCTTCGCAGTCTCTCTCGGGAGCAATTAAGCGAGGCGAGAAATCAATCAATGATTTGGGAAAAGTCCCATTTATAAAGCAGGCGATTGCTCTATCTCCCGAAGCGCAGGATGCTCTTGCAAGTGCGCGCACTGGAGTTAAGATCGGCAAAGATGTTGCTGTATTGTTGAAGGGTGGGAGTGAATTGCTCGATCCTCTCAACTATAGAAAAGTGGTTACCAAGACGGGTGGGATCAACGCTGGAAATTTGCAAAAGAACGCGCAACAGGGTTTGCAACGTGCAAAAGATTTAGGTGAAGATGTAAAGGCGTTATATCACTTTGTTAAATAATTAAATTTTTTTATCTTTTAAATATATAAGATAAAACATGCCTTCTACAAGTCAATTGACTACTAATAGTCGCTCTATGAATGGATTAAATACGGTAAGTGCGAATACAGTTTTTACAGATTCACTCGAAGTGGGAACACTCACAATAGATACACAAGGAACTGCGCCGACGCGAGTTATTGGAGATAATACAACAAATATTGCGACAACACAATTTGTGCAGTCGGCAGTGACTGGAGCGGGAGCAGGATATGTGGATTTAACTTCAACACAAACCATCTCGGGTGAGAAGACCTTTTCAAATACACAAACACTCGTCACAGGAGTTTTGCGAAATGCGAACCTGAACCCCTCAACGGGAGGCACAAATACTTTTCGTGATAGTTCGCAGACATCGGGTATTTGTAATATCGCAACAAATGCTGGAAGGACGGGAGCAATCAATATCAACACGGGAGCAACAGCAACTGCCCAAGTAAATATTTCATCGGCAACAACAAACAATGCCCCCATCACAATTGGTTCATCTACTTCAACAACTCAAACATGTGCTATGAATGGAATTACAACATTTTCAAAAATCCCATCGTGTGCGGTTGCTCCCACATCGGCAAACCATTTGTGCAATAAGACATATGTGGACAGTGTAGGAGCATCTCTTAGTGGAAATAATATATGGACTGGGTTTAATCAGTTTCGACAAGAGACAGGAGTATTTGATGGAGCGGGAAATAATCTTTCAATGGATGTTTACAATTCTGGATTATCAATAACAACATCGGGTGGAGGTACGACGGGGCAAGCAAACTCAGGATTTACAATGTTTCCTCAGCGTTTGGTTGTACCTGCAGGAAATAAATCAAGAACTGCTTACATAAGTGTCCCCATTGATATTTGTTCATCAAGTGGAACTCCATACACAGGAAACATGACTCTTAATTTTTTAAGTGTAACTACAAACACATTACGAAATGGAGCATCATATTCGGGATCTACCACAGGAATTGCTTATTTAACAAATTATACTGCGTACTCTAAAACATGGACTGGATTTGCGTCACAAGTTCCAACTGCTAAGTGTTATTTGGGAGATGTATTAGTAAGCATCCCATTGATTGTGGATAATGTAACAACCGATAACTACGACGTAGGAATTATTTTAACTGGAAGCGGTGCACCGCCTGGAGCAGGAATAGTATTTGTTACAAGTTGGAACTTAGGCATTTCATTCACGGCAACAAATAGTCAACCGTCTGGAGTTGTATTTACTGGAACAAACCCATTGTATTTAGGACCTGCTGTTATCGTCTCAAATAACACAATTGTTTCAACAAACGATTTAGAAATAGTAACTACAACAACAGACATTGGGATTACTGCTGCCGGATCACTCGACCTCGCTGCGAACAATGGATTTTGGACTGCATCTTCAGTATTAAGTGAGAACTTTTATTTTAGAGCAAGACTAACTCCAAATATAGTTTTACAAACTATTCGAGGAGTTGATTTATTGAATATTCAAGGTTCAACTTCTAACATTTTATTTCAAACCCAAAGCAACATTCCATTACAAATAGATACAGGAACAGCAAATATAAATATAACTACAACAGGAAATGTAAATCTTCCATTAACCGGAACAGTTAATCTAATTCCGCCCGGGACAATAATGCAAGGACTTTATACATCTCTTTCTGGTTATTTGCTGTGTGATGGGACATCGTATTCTACTACTACTTATGCAAAATTATTTGCTGTAATTGGGTATAATTATGGAGGAAGTGGTGCAAGTTTCAATGTACCTGATTTTCGTGGTATGTTTCTGAGAGGCAATGGATCGCAGACTTTCGGTGGAGTAACATATACAGGAGGTTCTTTAAGTTTAGCAGGTAGACAACAAGATCAAGCATTGAGCGCTACTGCAGCAACAAACCAAGGTTTTCGAAGTTGTGCAGCGGGAACTCGTGATGCGGTTGCGAGAAGTATTATAACAACAGACCCAGTAGATACTAATACAGGAATATTAGCACAGTTCCCAAGACAAGGTGTTGAAACGAGACCTGCAAATTATACCGTTAATTATTTTATCCGTTATTAGTATAAAATGGATATTGAAACAATCATTCAAATTGCCGAAGATAAAATTATAGCAGATTTGTGCGTGCAATATTATTATGCGCTCGAACATGGAGACATCATCAAACAACAACTTATTTATGAAGAAATACAAAAGTGGTATATAAAAATAAATAAAAAATAAATGTTTGCTTATTTTATAATGTCTTATCCGAAAGATAAAAAACTTTACGAACAAGCAAAGGAGATTGCCGATAAAACTTATAAAAAATCGAGTGCATATAAATCTGGGTTTATTGTTAAAAAGTATAAAGAACTTGGTGGAACTTATGGTGGAGAACAAAAAAACATAGGACTGAAAAGATGGTTTGCCGAAGAGTGGCGAGATATTGGAAATAAAACTTATCCCGTGTATCGTCCAACCAAACGAATCACAAAAGACACACCGCTTACTGCAAGTGAAATAAATCCAGTTTTTGCAAAGAAACAAATCGCACTTAAACAAAAAATTAAAGGGAAAAAAAATCTACCTACTTTTATATAATGGATAAAATAAGCGAACGACATTTTAGAGAGATAATAAATGCAATGCGTGCTGAAATTCGAAGATTACAAAAAGAAGTAGACGAACTCAAACATTTTATTTTCTATACGTAAAATATAAATGCCCGGAAGTTTTTGTTACATCAACCCAAAAAATTCGCTTGCTCGGGATAAGCGAACCCACGAAGCAATCGACAAGATCTGCGAGAAAATTACAGAGATACCGAAACATCAGGAGTATAAGTTAGATATGGAATTACTCACGATGGTTTGTGTTATGGTGGAACATTTAGTCGATAATAAAGACGCAAAGATTAAGGTGAGTAAGAAGGATGTCGTATTCGATGCTTACAAAAGAGTCTTTGGAAATATTAAAGCGGAAGATTTAGTCGTAATTGACCGAAATATTCAGTATCTGCATGAGAATGGAAAAATAAAGAAGAAAGGTTTATTCAATGTGGTATACGCGTCTATTTGTGATTGGATTACGAGAAAGATTCTCTGAATACGCGACTATATTGTCTCACAATTTCAAAGCATGATTTTGGATTCACTCGTTAAGCGTTTTAAGATAAGAAGGAGCATTGCATTTGCAATAGATGTAGTAACAAACCTAAACAAAGACGCGATCATTCAAATTGGTATAGCACAGTTTGGAGTGTATAAATATTTATTGTTTGGATTATATTTCACATTTATCGTGTGATTAATATGTATATAAATATTATAATGGAAGATCAAGAACCTATAAAAACAGAGGATGTCGCATTCGAAACAGTTGTCGCACATGAATATCGCAAATGGTTGTGTTCACACTGCACCATAAATGGTGTGCGGTTATCGATGGAAGCAATAAGTACCGCAGTCGTTATTGCAACATTGGTGAT